CGATCCTCCACAACATTTCATAACAGAACCATTACGTTCTTTTGCTCCTAAAAAACTCGAAAATGGCGATATCCGCATGGCAATAGCGAAAGCAGGTCAGAAAGCATATTCTATGCGGGGAGAAGAGGCTACACTCACAGAAGAATTCCTTGCCCGGGATTACAAGACCTGGGAAGGCGGCTTAGTTTCCATCAACCATGAGCCTAATCATGATTGGGTCAAGGCTACTATTCACGATATCGAATACGACAGTGAAGAAAAACTTGTAATTGCTTCTTTTTCGGGTATTCCAGAATGGTTGATGAGTCTAATTTACTCCGCCGATTTTAGAGGACTCTCCCAGGAATGCATACCAATCGAATTTAGAAAAGACACTATGGACGTAATCAAGGGTTACGGTACAGGTTGCACTATTGTTACTGATCCTTATGAACCGGCAGCAAATCAGTCGATGGGGGTAGGCATACCTCCGGCTCTTGCTGCTATTCTCGCTAGTAAATATCCAACTCAAATAGAGGATACTATGTCAGAAAAAACCGGAGGCGGTAGTCCCGCCATATCTACAGAGGCATACGAGAGTATCGTCTCTGAAAAGGTTGAGCTCAAGAGTCAGTTAGTGGCTCTTGAAAGTGAAAAGAAAACATTGGAGACTGAACTTGCTTCCACAAGAAAAGAGTTTGAATCCTATAAAGCTGGAGAAGCTGAGAGGACTAAAGAAGCCGTCGAAAGTGCTCTCAGGGCTTATGATATTCAGGTCAAAGCTGAAGAAGAAAGAGCAGGAGCAATCGCAGAACTCAAATCAGTAATGAAAGAAGAAGAAGCTGAAAAGATACTGTCTACAAACCCAAGCAACGAGACTATCAAAAGTATTGCTGGATCTTTGAAAGCTGCCTTCTCAAAGGGCATTGGGAGTTCTTCAGGATCGTATGAATCCGAGGATGAAGATATAGTCAAGCTCGTAAGCGAACTTCGTGGAACCCGGACGGTGATTAAGAAATGACCGACAATACATCTGAAATCGCAGGTAATTACGGACAGGGACAGACAATAACCTGCATCCTCGATGAAGGGGCGATAACCCCTGGAACCGGGATAGATGCATACGGCAGAGAACAGGCTACTTACGCTTTTGCTACAGGTCTTGCAGAAGGCGATTGGGTTGCACTCTCAAACGATGCTGCAAATACTTACGCGGCGACTGGCGGGCTTATTCTCGTTGAAAAACCTGTCAACGGGGAAGCTCTTGTAATTGGGAGAATAGTAGGGACCCCTACAGCCCTTAAAAAAGTACCAGCAACCGCAGACGCAGCAGACACCCTCGCGAAACGTCTCGCAGGCGGATTTTACAGGAAAGCCCGCGTAGAAATCGTTGCATTCCCGATTGGATCTATCAAGAAATTCACTGTTTATTCTGACGGCTCAAACGCAACCGTTCCAGGTGTTGGATCTACTCTGAAACTTTCAATAACTGGAACTTACGCAAATCACGCGGGATATCTCGACTCAGCCTCCCAAGACGGCGTTGGAATTATACCTCTTCACGGTGTCCCGGCTGGCACAGACGGAGATACGTGCAGTATCCTCGCTGTCGTAACTGGGATGCTCCGGGCGGTGACCTAAATGGTATCTGGAACACTCAAACCTTATCTTCGTAGAGAAGTTGCCATGATGGCAATGTATCCGCTTCTCAATTCGAAACTTACCTGGCTTTCCCCGGATGCTGGCAACTTCGTAAAAAGGATTGAAGTTGATACTGATGCAATCACCTATCTGAAACAGACCTATACACCTTCAACCGATCCAAAAAAGGAAACTGCACCTGAGAGGGTAGCTGGCGCTGGCTTCCCGGAGATCGACAGGACCAGAATGACTGATGTGCCTGCTGTCCTTGATGAAAAGGGATTCATGCTCAGGATTCCGAAAAAGGTTCTCAAGGACTCAAGAAAAGCCAAAGTCGAGATTCAGGAAAACTATGAGTATGCTGCTTTCCTCCTTGGGGAAACTGTCAATAATAATATGTATACTGAGATCACTGCACAGGCAAACACAACTACTTCCAGGTTTTCACCATCTGAAACATGGGATAACTCTAACGGAGGAGCAAAACCCATTCTGGACCTTGTACACCTCGCCCAGGATATGGATGTAGCAGACCAGCCGTTTACCGGGAATTCGTTCTTTATTGAACAAGAGAACTTCTGGGAGATAAACGACTATCTTCTTACAGTTGACGTCGATTCATGGAAACAGCAGAACCTTTACGGGCAGCCTACAGTAACAGATGATTACATAGACATCCCCAAACTCGGAAGAGTCTATAAGACGTCTGGGGCTACACATGGCTCAGTTCTTGCTATGGATAAGAATAACCCTGCGGTTGAGTATTACTACAGACTTGATCCTGAAAAGGCAAACCCAACAATCAAGTATCAGGCAAAGGTTAACGGACAGGAGCGCACAGTTTCAACCGATAATTTCGGATTCCATTACCGCTGGTTCCAGGACCCCTACTCTGAAGACATCCTTCAGGAGTTCTCAGCTGATTTCGTCTGTGTCGTGAAAAAGCCTTACGGCGTGAAATACGCTCCTACAGGTATCTAAGGGGGTCAAAAAATGGCCTCCTTTACTGCGAAAAACGCGGCTCAACTAAGAGCAAAAGCCGGGACAAAAGCAGATACACTTGCTGCGGAATTTGCTTTGGTTGACGCTGCGATTGATACTGCAAAAATCCAACAGGCACTACTCACAGCCGGAATGGGGACCCGTACAGCAGTAGCAACCTCTGGCGTAGATCTCGCATCAGGCTCCAATGCAGTGTATTACGGCGTTTTCCACGCGACTCAGGCAATGACAATAACCGGAATGGTCACTGTCCTCAATGAAGCCTATGTTAAGGATACCTCCGATGCTGTAGTAATCATTAAAGATCGAGCTGGAAATCCTGTCACAAAATGTACTTACACGATGCCAGCCGATGGACGTGCAGCAAAAACGTCAGTAACTACCACTCCAGTGAGTGCAGCTTTGGCAGCAGGTGATATCCTTGACCTGTACATTACGGCTACGGGAAACTCGAGTGGAACAGGCTTCGTAGATGTGATTTTGCTGTACACAATCAACTGAGGGGTATCATGGCTTTGATAGGTCCTCTAACCCCTTTTAACCTCCTTGAAAATCAGGCACTGACAGTTAGCGGGGGGGCTACACCCTCTGCAACTTCAGATCCCCTGCCTACAGGGATGTTATCAAAATTACATGTTTACGTTTCAAACGCAGGAGCCTCTACTTCTGTTACTGTCGATATATACGGGAAAAAAACAGCTACAACTAATGTAAAAGAACATCTAGCGACGTTCACTTTAGGGGCTGCAACTGGGGCAGGGGCGAGTTTGGTTCCCTATTCAGCAGGGAGATATATTGAGAGTTCTGCGATCCCTTCGTTTATTTATGCAGTTGCTACTAATTTAGACGCGGCTAATGCTGCTTCTATAACCGTTGGTTTAGACAGGTGGCGTTAATGAAACTTCCAACTCCATCTGCCCCTTTTTCTCCTGTCTATGTGCATGGGGAGTCAATAACGGTGGATACTGCGGGGAAAGTTTTAGTACTCCCTACAGGACACCCTTATTTACTTCCAAAATATAATGAATTTACACTCACCGAAGGGCGGGCACTTCCTGAAGCTGGAACATATACATTTACAAATGATTTTGAGACTGAATTAGGAATTCTAAACTTAAATAAAAATTTCATTGTGTGTTATGATCCATCAGGCTCAGAAGTGGATTTTTATCTGTTTACATACAAACCCACTAGGTTTAAATTCACTGTCGATTCTTCAGGAACAATTACTCAGCTTATTTTGTATCCCGGAAACGGGCTTATTTATTATGGACAGATTACTTTTTCTGATCTTACGAGAGATTCAAATTCAGATTTAATTCCTGATTTTTTAGATAGTTCTGTACCTGGATCTCTATCTAAATTTTTACAATCTTATGCTACAGTAGACGGGACTCCTGGAGCAAAGCAATTTTTGACAGCAGACGGGAATGAATTTTTGACATCTAACGGAAGCTACTTTTTTGTGAGGGCTTAAAATGGCTACATATACAAGCGCATACACAGGCGAAGAAATAGATAGAAGACTCGCATATGTCGGCTATCTGGAACAGTTGAATTCTGAGCCAGTTGGTATTAAATGGGACATGGCTTCAAGTTCTCCAACGTTAACGAGAGTAGACATCAACAAAAATCCCATAGATGTCGATACAACATTTTTCAACAATCATCAAATTTGGGGAAATATCAGCAGATGTGTATTCACAGACCCGACGACTGGAGAACATGAATTCGGAACTAACGCAAGAGGGGACGGTCTTGACCTAACAGGAGCAAGTGGTCCGGTGATGGTTCGGGTTCCTACTGGTATGGTCCTATCGGAAATTGATGGCACTGATAGATACTGGTGGGTCGCTCCTCTGAATTCTGAGTTATCCCCCTGGGAGAACCACCCACTCGCATATCAGCGCGGGGGGGTGCTTCATGATGAAATTTTCGTGAGTGCCTATGAAGCATATGGATATCTAGACCCAAATGACGCAAAATTTAAACTTGGGAGCGCAACAGGGAAAACTCCTATAACGGGAAGCGTTGGATATCCAAATCTCCCGAATTCTGGCAGATTCACAATTGATGACGCTGAAACATATGCAGGAAATATAAGTCCTGGGTGGGGCTGTCTCAACATACATACTCATACCTGGCTACAGCTGTTGATGTACATCGAGGCAGGTACATTTGATACACAAACAGCTTTCGGACGGGTTGTTGTAGATCTTGCCAGCGGTGTTAATTACGCAGGCGTGAACACAGGAGCAGACTCAATCGACACTAATCTTGCAACAAACGGAACAGGTACCGGAACAGGTCCTAATGGGAAGACTCCGATTGCCTGGAGGGGCATCGAAAACCCCTGGGGCAATGTCTGGAAATTTGGTATTGGATTCAACACAACTGATACGGAAATTCGAGTCATCAATCGTGATGGAACGGGGGTTTTATCAGGACAACTCACGGCTGGAAATTACGAGGTTTCTGTCAATCCTCCATATGTTGATCCAGTAATTGGACACGCCTCTGGATATATTTCCGACTTCGAATCCGAGGCACTGCTAAAAAATATGTTTGTGCCCTCTGCAATATCAGGCACATCATCAACTCGAGCATGCGACTTTCACTTGACACACTATCCAGGCCGTACAAACATCCTGCTACTCGGCGGCTATTGGATTCACGGGTCGGCTGCGGGTGTCGGCGTTCGGCTTTCGGATTTCGCTGTC